CCGTTGTCCTTGGAAAGGCTCAAAGCGTTGGACTTGGGTTTGTTCATTCTCCCGCGCCCGCGTGGGCGGCCTACCACCAGCGTCGATTGATTGTCCCTTACCGCTACACGTCCACGGGGACTAGCGGAAGCGAGGTTATTACGGATCGTAGCGTATACGACGAAATTCTTATCAGCGACATCCTAGATGCAGACACCTACGACCAGCTCCAGAATCAACTCAAGGTGACGGCTGGTATTTCGGACTACTTGCAATTTGTGCATCCCTTCACGGATGACAATGCCGTGGTGTTCAACCGCAACTCCATCCATCTATTAGATGGGTTGTCAGGTTCGCTCACTGATGTTTCTCTCAAGGAAATCACGCGGGAGGCCGGATTGGTGGCTCAAAAGAGCGTTGTCACCATTGGGAACAAAATCTTCTTCTTGTCTGATAACGGGGTGTATGCCACGCAGTTTGGCGACCTTTACAATTTGCGGGGGGCAGGACTGCCGTTGTCCGACCCCATTGACCCTCTTATCAAGCGGATCAACTCAGATTACGCCCAGAACTCCGTAGCCATCTACCACGACAATCGCTACTTCCTTGCGGTTCCACTTGATTCCGCGACTACGAATAACGCCATCCTTGTCTTCAACCTATTAAACCAGCAATGGGAGAGCATTGACATTGTGGCGGGGTCTGGGTGGGACGTTTCCAACCTGATTAGTGCCGGGGCTGGTGGGATAAACAAGCTCTACGCGGTTAATCGTTTGGGCGGCATTCACATCCTTGATGAGCGCGAAGATGACGTAGACGTGGTAGCCTTGGGAATAGCTGTTCCTCCCACTTCTGTGCGGCCAACGTCTTACGGCCAAACCCGGCAATACAACATGGGTGACACAGACCGTAAGAAGTTCAACAGCTTTGAGTTGCACACGGAAAGTAGCTCTACCAACACCTCAAACGCTACAATCTCTGTTGAGACGGAAAACGTAGACAGCACCGCTACCCTTGGCACTTTAGGAGGCTATCTTGGTGCTGTGCTAGCAATCAGTGAAGACGCATCCGTGCGTGGTAGAATCGGGAATATGCGAGGCTACGGCATTCAAATGACTTTTACGCCAACTCAAGGGCGTCCATTGCTCAGGATGGCAAAAATCAATGCCATGTCGTCTTTTAACTCATTAACGCAAGCATCCTAATGGCTATCTTAATTAAGGGAACAGATTTTACTGACGGAGATCAGGTTACCGCGCTCAAGTTGGACGCGCTTGTTGACTCGGCTACGTTTGCTTCTGGAGCCGTAGATGCAAGCACCACTGCGCTTTCTGGCGGGGCTATCATCGTTAAAGACCTTGGGGTGACGGCTGCAAAGCTAGAAGCCGCTACTAACGGTCAGTTGATGATTGGCAATGGCACTGGCTTTACCAAGGCCGCGTTGACAGCCGGAACCAATATTGCTGTTACCAATGGCTCTGGGGCTGTTACGCTTGCACTCACAGGCACGGTAGCAGCGGCTAATGGCGGCACGGGAGCGGCTACGCTTACAGCTAACAACGTCCTGTTGGGTAATGGGACAAGCGCAGTTCAATTCGTTGCACCGGGAACCAGCGGCAATGTTCTTGCATCAAACGGAACAACATGGGCATCCACGGTGCTATCAGGAAGCAGTGTTGTCCGTGCTGCTCGCACTTCGGACACGATTCTGGCAGCAGCAAATAACGGCAATCTAATTGATATCACCAGCGGCACATTTAGCCAAACATTTACCGCAGCAGCAACGCTTGGAAGCGGCTGGTTCTGTTACATTCGTAATAGCGGAACAGGCGACATCACGCTTGACCCAGACTCAACTGAGTTGATTGACGGGCTTTCTACCTATGTGATGTACGGAGGAGAAACTCGGCTTGTCCAATGCACTGGCACGGCATTTACTTCGGTGGTTTTGTCTCCGTTTGCGCGAACTATTTCAACCACACTAAATCCATTTGTTGTTCCACCGGGATACACAGAACTTTGTGTTGAATGTATAGGCGGTGGAGGTGGTGGTGGATCAGGTGGGCGATCAACAACAAACCAAGGTATGGGTGGTACTGGTGGAGGTGGAGCAGCATTTGTTACAAAAAACATTAGTGGTATTGCTGCTGGGACCAGTGTTACGGCTACAGTAGGCGCGGGGGGTGCTGGTGGTGCAGCACAAACTGTAGACAGTACTGCTGGGAGTGTCGGTGTGGCTGGTGGAACGACTACATTTGGGTCATTTGTTTCGGCATTTGGGGGTGGCTACGGTGGTGCAGGAGCGATAGCATCTGGTACAGCGTTATCTGGGGGTGGTGGAGGTGGTTCAATAAGTGTAGGTGGTAATGCTACAACTACTATTATTCTTGGTGGACATCCACGCCCATACCCGGTTGGCGATACTGCTACCCCAAATTCAAACAACATAGGTGGTGGTGGTGGGGCGGTAGATTCTGCGCAAACCCCGGGATGCGCGGAATATGGTGGAGGTGCTGGTGGAGGAATAACATCTGGAGCTTCGCAAAAAACTGGCGCTGGATCTATATTTGGAGCGGGCGGTGGAGGGTGCGGAGGTCGATCTACTATTACTACCGTAGCCACTGCTGGTGGTGGCGTAAAGCGATATACCGTTGCCGGTGGCGGAGCAACTACTACTGGTGCTGCCGGAACAAATGGCGCAGACGGTGCAAGTGGATATTGTGGTGCTGGTGGTGGTGGTGGAAATGGTTCTGCCAGTGCTGGTTTTGCGGGTGGAAATGGTGGGCTTTTAGGTGGGGGTGGTGGAGGTGGAGGGGGTGGTTTAAATGGCAATTTATCCGGTGCTGGTGGTACTGGTGGAAATGGCGGGATTAGAGTCTGGGGAATCGCATAATGAACGCACATCAATTAGACGCCAGTGGCGTCATCCTAAACACTATCGTCGTTGACTCGCTCAACGTATTTCCAAACTTGATCGACGCCGCTGTCGGTGGCTCGGCAGGTGATACATGGAACGGCACGGCCATTGTGGAGAAGCTGCGTGATGTGGAAGCAGAAAAAGTTTCTGTTCGGAATCAGCGTGATCTGCTGCTCGCCGCAACCGACTGGACGCAGTGCGCGGACAGCAGCGCAGCCGTTAAAGCCCAGTGGGCTCCCTATCGGAAGGCTTTGCGGGACGTTCCACAGCAAGCTGGATTCCCATTCTCAGTTGTTTGGCCCACCTAAAACCAACCACCATTTAAGATGCCCCAAGTCAACACAGAACAGATTTTAAGGGAAGCAGTGGCCGGCTATGGGACAACCAACAAGGCTGTCGAGCAAGGCGTTTTAGCGGAACGGTATACGGGGAGGGCACGCCAGCTAGGCACCGTTGAGTCTGCGCTGGGCAAGATTGACGAGCAAGAAATGCTCCGGCTGCATCCTGAGTTGCAGGAGGGATTTGATAATGAGATAGCGGCGGGTGGAGATCCCAACCTCTGGCTTGAAGCCGCCATCAGGAACTCATCTACCATTGACCCCGCATCAGTTCCCCGTTCTGGGGGTATTGTTGACGCGGTGGGGGTTCTTGCCGGAAAAACGGGGGCCATTGAGAGTGCCGCCAATAGGGCTGCGCGGACGGCTGGCGTAGCGGACATAGCGACCCTTTCCCCGCTGCTGTCAGCAGCCTACCGTGCGGGCAATACTGAGCTATTTGGAGCCTTGGGCAAGGCCGGGGGCATGGTGGACAGCGGAGACCCCTATGCGGCCTACCGTGCGTCTGTTCTAGGGCAGCAGGCGGTGGGGCCGGCGGCAACACAGGGCTATGGAGCTAGTTTGGCGGCTTCTCAGGGCTATGGAGCTACAAACGCTGCTTCGCAAGGCTATGGGGCCACAAACGCCACCTCGCAGGGCTATGCATCCAGAGATGCCACCTCTCAGGGTTATACGTCTACGGACGCCACTTCGCAGGGATATACGGCAGAACAGGCTGCAATGCGGGAATATGCCGCAAGCCAAGCGGCAAGTCAGGGGTATACGGCGGCAAACGCCCGTGCGGTTGAAGATGCCAACGCCCAGATGATCGGGCGGGGCTTGCTTGGACAGTCGCTTTACCAGCAGGGTCTTAACGCTGGTCCTAGTGGCGCGGCCCAAACCCTTCAGCAGCGGGCGCAACAGCTTGCCGCTTCTACGGGTCAACTTTCACAAGAGGAGCTTCGTTCTGTCCAGCAGGGAAGCCGTGAAGCCTTTGCCGCCCGTGGCCTTGAGATGTCCAATCCGGCTATTTCTGGGGAGATTGGGGCGCGGATTGCAGCGCAGCGGGCCAGGCAGGCGGAAGACCTACAAATGGCTGCTGGGCTTAATCAGGCTTACACACAAGACCTTACGGCCAATCGCGGCTTTGCTACGGGTCTTTACGGGCAGGATGTTTCCCTTCAGTCGCAGAATCAAAGTGCGGCACTTCAAGTGGCATTGGCCAAACAACAGGCTGGCATTACGCTGTCCCTTGCGGATCAACAAGCCATTAACTCGGCCAGCCAGTTCGGGTCTAATGCGGCAAACGAACAGGCTCGTTTTAATGCCCAATCGCTAAACGCAGCGGGCCAATTTAATGCTGCGGCGTTTAACAATCAGGCCGCTATTAATGCTCAAGCGGTTAACGCCGCTAGTCAATTTGGAGCAAGCGCCGCTAATCAGGCCTCCTCCCAAAACGCTCAATTACGCAGCGCAGCCAGTCAATTCGGAGCAAGCGCGGCCAATCAGGCCTCGCTTTACAACGCCGGGTCCGCGAATACCGCTGCCCAGTTTGGGGCCAGTGCAGCCAATCAAGCGTCCCTTCAAAATTCCCAATTGGGCAGCGCAGCTAGTCAGTTTGGTGCCGGCGCATACAATCAAGCCTCGCTTCAAAATGCTCAATTAGGTAGCGCGGCTAGCCAATTTGGAGCAACGGCTGCAAATCAAGCGTCGCAATACAATGCCGGGTCGATTAATCAGGCAAGTCAATTTGGAGCGAACGCAGCTAATGAGCAAGCGCGTTACAATCAGAGCCTTGCCGCACAACAGCAACAGCAGGGGATTGCCAACCTTGGCTTGCTAGGCCAATCCACGATGGGGCAGACGGAGGCCAATCGCAATTATCAGATGAACGTCGCCGGGGGCTATCAGAGCGCCGCCTACGACCCGTCTAGCCTTGTCCTTGGACAGCGCAGCAATGCGATGCAGAGCGCCAGCGGGGTGTATAACGCTGCTTTGGGGGTTAATCCTGATTTCTCCGGCCAGCTTGGTCTGAATACGGGTGTTGCGCAGGACGTTAACATGACGACGTATAACGCACAAATGGATGCCCAAAAGGCCGCAGCAAACAGAAAAGCTGCTCTTATTGGGTCTGGCATTGATGCTGTTGGTAAAACCGTTGGTGCTGCTGCAACGATAAAAGCCACTTTCCTGTGCGTTCCGCATGGACAGAAAATTGACACTCCTAATGGATCTATCTTGATTCAAGATGTTGAGCCGGGGGATTACGTTATTGGATTTAATGGCAATCCAACAACCGTTCTTCAAGTTCACCGTTACAAGGAAGATCCATCCGCCATTCGATTTGTTAACATCAACCTAGACAATGGAAAAACCATTAGCGTATGCGATAAACATCGCGTTTCCGGCATTCCTTCTGAAAACCTTGTGGTTGGCGATCAAGTGGGCGGGCGTAGCATCGTATCTACCAACGTTTATGGCGGGGTGGAAAGGAGTTATGATATTCTCACTGAGGATGCTGGCTATCGCATGGTTGGCGTTCCTGTTAACTCAATGATCGCAGAAGTTGCAATGCGTGTTGCGGAAGAAATTTCTATCCATGCCTTATAACCCATCAGTTCAAGACAGAAGCGGAGAGATTCTAGCCCAAGGCATCTCGCAAGGGTTTTCCTCGCTCACCCAAGGCGTAGAAAAGTATTACAAGAAGAAGGAAGAGAATGAATTCTTGAACACCGCCATTCAAGGTAAACTTGGGACTGCTTTGAATGAAATGCAGAAGTTTCAAGCCAATCCTGCGGCATATGGTGGTGTTGCTCCAATCAATCCAGAGATGTTGGAGAAATTCCAGAACATTGGTGGGGCCAGCACCGCCAAGCTCAAGGCATTGAATGCTGACTTTGACGTAATGCTCCAGCGGTCAGCAAATGGAATGAAAGAAGCGGGAGCGGAAAGTCAAAGACTTCAAAATGTTGCACAGACTAATCTGTTGGCAAACAGTCTTGCAATTTCAAAGAACGATAACCTTGGAATGCTTAATGCTGGACGCAAGATTATGGCTGTTAAACCGGGAGAGCTAACCCCAGAAGCGATATTCAGAATTGGATCTGAAGCGGGCCTTTCTCCTGGAGCCATGGCGCAATTTAGTGAAAGTGCTAAAGATTTGTTGCCGAAAGCACCAAGGCCATCAACTAAGGAAGAGGTTCAAGAGACAGATTCTAATGGCAATCCAGTTACTGTCACTTATCGGGTTGATGCTAATGGCGCTAGGACTGAAATTGGAAGACAGCTTGCCGGAAATGCTGGAATGAAAATAGATAATGCAGGAGGACTCGTTGCCATTACCGGGGGAGAACAGGATGTTAAGGCTCAAGAGAAATTAGCAAAGAAAACCGAAGAAACCAATAAAACTATTGAACGGGCAAAAGTGGTAAAAGCAGAGGTAACGCAGGCTTTGCAAACGGTGAATGAGGCAATAAACCTTGTTGAAGGTGGTGTTGGAGGTAGTTTATCTGGAATTGCTCCGGTTAGGGCAACAATGGCCGTATTTGGACAACCCGCCGGAAAAGTTCTTGACTCAAAATATACCACTATTGGCAGTTATTCATTTTTGAATAAACTTGAAGAAATGAAAGACCTTTCAAAAAACGGAGCTAGTGGTCTTGGTTCTTTGAATGCAACGGAGGGAGTGGCCCTTAAATCAAGTATTGCCGTTCTTGACCCATCTCTTCCAAGAGAAGAACAGCTAGGGAATCTTAAAAAGATAAAAGCTAATTTAATGAGATTGGGTGGAGTTCCAGAGGCGAGCATGGCAAGCGGTGTGAGATATGACAAGAATGGTCATGGATATGTGCGTGGACCAAATGGAGAAGCAATTCCAGTAAATCGTTGATTATGGCAACTCCGCTTAAATGGGACGAGCTTTCCAATTCGCCACCTGTGCCAAAATGGGACGATCTTTCAGATAGCCCGCCGGCAGATACCCTTGGGGAACAGCAGCTCCCGCAGGAGCAATACGCTAATGCCCAGCAAGCCCAGCAACGGGCACAGCAAGCTAATTTTGTCCCAGAGATGGTTGCTGGTAGCCAACGCCAGATGGATGAACAACGTGCGCGAAATTTGCAAGGAAGCATGGGCCTCTCTGAGCCAATGGCCCCCAGCCCCGTTCCCTATGCCGACGAAAGACAGAATGATGGATTCACCCCATCCTCCGCAGAATATCTCCGACCCCAGAGTGCTGGTGTTTCTTTCTTTGATAGGATAGTTGCTGGATTTGCGCCCACGGCTGAAGAACAAAAAGCTTACTACGAACTTGAATATGGAAAGGGATCTTTTATCCCCGTTTCTAAGGATAGGGCTTTGGTGCGTGTTCCCACCGGGAAGAAGGATGGTAGTAGGCATTGGGTGGTGGACGATCCCGTTGGCCTAGATGCTGGTGATGTTGCCCAACTTTCATCCAATGTTCCCCAGATTATCAATGGAGCCATAGCTGCCAGTGCAGCCGTTCCAAATGCAACTAGCCCACTTGCGAAGATTGCGGTTGCTTCTGGTGCATCAGCCATTGTGTCTGGAATCACAGGGGCCATTCAAGACTCCGCCTATCGGCTTTACGCGGGAACCCCGGTTAACATGGATGAAATCATCCAGCGCCGTGGATTGGGTGCAGCGATGGAGACCGTTGCGGGAATTGTCCTTCCAGTGGTTGGCGGAAAAATCGTTCAACAATATAAGTCTGGTCGAGCCGTTAAAGCACTGTTGGACGAATACAGCACCACTACCAGAAACGCCAAGGAGGCCCTTGGGGCATCTGGTGTAAACCCCAAAACAGCAGGTGAATTAGGAGATGCCTTAAGGGCGCTTAGCCCAGAAGATGCCAATGCCGCCGAACTGGGGGATTCGATTGCTGCGCTATTAAACAAGAATGACGACGCGATACGAAAGGGCACTGAGCGTATGTCTGGACAGGCTCTTTCTAATGCTGAAGCAAGAGCGCAAGCGCAGATTGCCAACGCTACACAAGCTGTTCCAATTCAGTCGAAAGATGCTGGCCTTGCTGCTATTGGTGCAGCCAAGAAGGTGGTTATTGATAACCAAAAAGCGGTTGATGATTTGTATAAATCCGCTTACAAGGAGATTGGAAATGCCGTAAACAAAACGGGAGCTGGTGGCAAGAATTTCGTAAATCTATTTGAGACCAATAATGCAATAGAAGAAATATCTTCAAAGAATCTGCTTATTCCAGATGGATCTGGTGGATTTAAGAAATCGGATGTTTTTGCTCCGTTGGCCTCAAAGCTTAAACAAATAGACGAAGCTACGTATGTTCCTCAAAGTCTTGAGGCCGCAAGACAGCTAAGGACAATGATTGGCGACCGCGCCTATGGCCGTGGTGGTAGTGATATTTTTAGTAGCCTGGATGAAGCTGCCGCAAAAAGGATTTACAATGCGTTGTCCAAAGACATAGATGACAGCATTTCTGCCTTTAGCGGAAGCGGAGCACTTGCCCTAAAGAAGGCCAATGATGGCTACAAGGTTCTCATATCCTCGGTGGATGAAAGCAAATTCATCGGAAAACTGGTGAATAATGGGTTTAATAATCCAGAAGAGGTTGTTCGTTCATTAGTTGGTGGCGGAACCAAGGATTGGGCGGATGCCAGGTCCGTTCTTCCACCAAACACATATGCCGCCGTTAGGCGTGCGGTTGTTGGCGAACTCAGCGGGGAGGGACAGGGAAGCAAGCTTGTTCAATTTGGCAGGGAAGTGCTGGATGTTCCAACGCTTTCTAAGAACCTTAAAGAAATTGATATTGATGTAAAGAATGAGATATTCGGCTCCGAGGCTCCTTGGAAGGCCTTGCAGAAGATTGGCGATGAATACTCATTCATAACAAAGCGTGGCGGAATGTTTACCACCCCGGCGCTACCCCTCATCACCGACATCAAGGATGCAGTGAATATCGCTAAAACGCAGGGGTTTGATGCCGCCAACCAATACATCAAAAAGATGGTGGCTGGTGCCTCTGCGCGCAGAAACAGCCTTGGAGAGTCCCTTATTTCACAGATTAATAATGGAACCATGTCTCAGACGGTTCAGAATCCAGACAACTTTCTTAGGGCGGTGATATTTAACAACGAAATTAGGCCAAGTGCGATTCGTTCCGTATTGCGTAAATTGCCAGAGCGAACGCGCACCGATATTGGCAACACTGCCTATCAAGAAATCTTTGAGAACGCCCGTCAGCAATCTGAATCCTTAATGAAAAGGGGTGGATCGTATGATATTGAAAAGGTTGTTAATCAATTATTTGGTGATAGAAAACGGATGGAGGTAATCACCGATACGATTGGTGAGAAGCGCATGGAAATTTTGACGAATTGGGCCAGATTTGAGGTGGGAAGTGCGTTGGAAGCTGGTTCTAAAACCGTTAGCGGGAGGCGTTTTGCCGGTCTTATTGCTACGGCCCCCTATCAAAATCTATTCGCTGCTCGTGCCACCTCGATGGCATTGGAAACGGCTGCGGGGTCTTCCCTCATCAGTAGCTTAACCAAAAAGAATGCTGCGTTGTTTGCCGAAACCCGCCAAATAATTGATTCTCCCAGAAAGACCGCCTACCAAATATCCCTGTTGCAACGCGCTTTGAACACCAATGGCTTCAGCGACTACCAGGAAATGCTTAGTGGTTTTACGATGCAACAGAAAGACGCGATTGACGGCTATCTGAACCAATAACGAGCGGCCACCCATTGGGGCTGGCCACAGGACGTTAAAAGGCCCGTAAACGCCCAATGTGACGCATTACGGGCCTTTTGCTTGCACAATAGGCAATCTATGGCCTATTGGCCCAGAATGGCTAGAATCGCCACTAAACGGGCTTTACGCGCCATTTGGTAGTGGTGCGCCTATTCGTCACCCCCATACCGCTCCAACGGTCAACAAGCCCTGCGGCTTTCATGCGCAGGAGGCGACCGTAGGCCGAATCGCGGGTGCATTTGTAGCGGTCAACGTATTCCTGGGTGGAGAACCACCCGTCTCCCATTGGCTCTGGGTTGGTGTTGACGATGGCATCCATTGCCGCCCAAGGATTGTTTTTGCTGGGTTTCATGTTATTATTGCTGCTTAAAGGTTGTTTTTGCTGATTTTCGTGTGATTAGAAGCACTCCAAGCCGGTGGGGGCGTAGAACCTGCCATTCACCCCGCGTATCTGCCAAAGGGTATAGGTGCCGTCCTCAAATAGATAGCCAGCAGCCCAGCCATGCGCCCAGCGCAGCTTGCCCGTCTTCCTGTTAACGTAGTCCATATCCAGCTTGCAGAGGCATCCTATGGCGCGGGCTTCCTGTTGCTGGAGGCCGGGGGTCTGGAAGCTCTCGATGCTGTGAACGTGGCCGAAGATGACGTTTCCGTAAATACGGGAGTGCGCGGCACAGGCCGACATCCCCGCGTGATAGCCGTGCACCACGTTGAGCTTCCCGATTTGCAACACCCCCTCCCGGCTGTCGTAGGGCCAGAGCTTGGCCTTGTTCTTTCGCGCTAGGGCTTGAACGTCTGCCACCATGCGAGCCCCCAGGTCCTGCCTGACACCTTCCTTGGACGCGGCCAGATCAAAGATACGGACACAGTTGCCAGTGAACGCCACCTTGCCGCCAAATCGCGTTACAACGGTGCCCAATGGCATCGTCACGCAATACACCGTATCGTTGTACGGCATCTTGGTGATCTTGAGCTTCTGGTCAATGTCACCGCAGGCGTCAAATCTAAATTTGCACGCCCACTGTTGCTTCCCGTTAGGAAACGCCTTGGGGTTGGGTTTTGCGGCCCGCATGGAAAAGTCGCACCCGCAATGGATGGCCCATTGCTGCATGACATCGGCATTGCGCTTGTCCGTGGTGGTCCACTTGGTGTGCTGATAGCATTTCGCCCCGTCCGTCTCGGCAATGGCGGCAATTACCGTCTGGAAATGGCTCCGTGGAAGTAAGGCCCACCTCGCGGGGATTCGCTTCTCCCCGTCCAACCCGGAGATGATTGACCGGGCATCATCCCCGTAAATGCGAATGTAATAAGGCTGGAGCTTGTTTACCCCGGTTTTCTTGCAAAGACCGAAGGTGTATTTGATTTCAGCCTTATCAAGCAATGCCTTCAACGCCTCAATCTTGCGAGGAACGGACAACTTGAACTGAATCCGCGCCTTGGTGGTGTTTGCGTCGTACTTCTTCAAGTTGACGATACATCCATCCATAATCACCCATGTTAAGACGCGAAGCCACTCGGAAGAGTGTTCGTCAATATCTTCTGGCGTGAAGCCGCGAGCACGATACGATGCGCTCGTCCTGATGGCGCTTTCATTGATGGATTGGCCGTAAAGGTTGGCGGCCTTGTGCTTCACCCCGTTCAGCACTACGTCATGGCCAGCCGATACCACTTGGTGGGTGTAGCGTCCCTCAATGGAATACACTTGTTCCTCATGGCGCGACACAGTGCCAATCGGATGTTGGTAGGACACGACTCCAGTGGACATATCAAACTGTGCAACAAGGTCATTGGTTGTCACTAGCTCCACTGGCATCCAGCCGTAATCTGTTAGCACGTCCGTGCCATTGGCCAGACAATGATTACCCAGCATGAGGTGGTTCTGTGTTCCACCCCTGAAGAAGCAATTGGCGAAATTCACCCCGGCTTCGTAGTCCTCTGCCATGCTCTGTGCCTGTTCGTCGGCGCTCGCGCCCTTGCGAATGGCCGAAAAGTCCCATAAATCGCCAGCAATCACCCGTATCTTGGGCTTAAAGCTCTCCGTGAAGGCTAGACAGGCTTCCGTGGCCCGTTCGTCTAGCTCGATGCCGTGGATGTCGCTAACCACTTGGAATGCAATCGGTGGTTTCATGTGGTTGTTTTGCGTTGCTCTCTCTCTTCGTTGGTGTGTTTTTGGTGGCAATCTAAACAGAGGAGACGAAGCCCGTCTGCCTCGCAGAACAGCCGCTCCACGAATCCCGGCAGATCGCTATAATGCTTTAGCTGTCCAGCCGGGTTGATGTGGTCGATTTGCGTCTCTTTTTGCATGAACCACCCACCGCATTCGCTGCATTGCACCTCGTACTGCTGACGCTTGTTTGGACCCTTGTATGGCCTTCGGTTGGATTTCCTTAGATCGCAGATTGGTGGCCATCGAACCGAAGCACGCCGCAATGCGGAGCGTATAAACGAGAACTTTCTTGAGGTAGTCCATTTTCCTCCTGCGTGGGGTTTTGGGGGCTTGGGGCGTTTCAAGACTTGGGGCGGCGTTTCTTAGCCTTTTTTGGCTTCTTGGTAAAAATGGCGTCGTAGTTGGCTTCCCACTTGGCGCGATTGTAGCCGTTTTGAGGCTTCATTCCTTTTCCACTCATGTTAAGCGTTTATTTGCCGGATGGCGGAGAAACACTGTTAGACGCCAAGCAGCACGTCTTGCGCGATTCGGTTGTCTTCATGGGCGGCTGTCGCTCAGTTCTGCGTTAGGCGACGGATTCGAGTGCATAGACGTGCGTTTCGTCGTTGCCCGACCATGCGACGGCTTGCTCGCGTGTATCGAAGACCGGAATGAAGTGCTGCGGGCCTTCCTTGGGCGCGGCCATTTCGATTCCGGCGACGGTTAGATTTTTCCAGCCGTGCGCTTTCATCACGCACCAGAAGCGCCTAACCAGCGGTCCAGAGCCAACAGCCTTGTCCGTCCGGCTGGCGGTCGTTTTATTGTTTTTTGTGAGTTTAGTTTTCATGCTTAGAGTTGGTTGGTTTTCGGCGGCTGTGGCTCATCCCGGTCGTTAGCTGGCCCTCTCCATCGAAAGTTCAGTCTCCGTATCGAGCACGGCATCATAAAATTCACGCATCCATTTCTGTTCGTCCGCCGGGAGGCGTTCGGTGATGCGATAGTATTCGCGTCCGCGCTTACAGAGTTTGCATTCGCACCGGCTGGTTGGCCACGGGGCGAGCGCCTTCACGGCATCGTCTATCGCCTCACCGATCATTTCCGGCGCGTCGGGACTGTGCAGCTTGCGCACGTCCTCGAAAAACTGGCGGGCTTTGAGTGCTTTCATGTTACGTAGAAAGAATCCCGCAGGGGTGTCTTGCTTCTGGTCGGAGATAGCGGGCGCTTGCGCTGACCCACCGGATGCGGTTCCGGCTGACTGTCGCTCTCCTTTACCCTCCGCTGGCATTTCAGGGCCTTTTCGCTCATTGGAGCCAGTGATAGTTTCTGCGGAAATTTGTTAGTGGTTTTCATACGTAAACCCAGCTTTCTTGCTGACGTTCCAAAGCGGCCAAGGACCACGCATCGCCTATAGCTCTGAGCTGGTCTGACGGCATCATTGTTTCTAACGGTGTTTCTACCACCGGTGAGGATTCTGTGTTCATCTTGATTCAGTTGATGCCATGGTGGTCAATAAGCCGTCAAGGAAATAATTGCGTGCCTTCAAAACGTGTTTGCACATGGATGCCGGGGTTCCTATTGCGGCCCCCGCACGGATGGCCGGGGAACGTCTCGTTTCCCAATCGCGGCATGAGCATTGCCCAATACCCCCATTTGCCAGCAAATCCACTCGATAGGGATGGGGGCTATGGTCACTCTCCACAGAATACACCATGCGTTCGTTGGTTGAGTTCATAATTGGGATTGAGCTATGCTGATTAGCAAGTCGCGGAATGGTTTTGGTGTGTGAATGCGGGCCGTGCTGTCTGTGCCGCCTCCGCGTGCTCCCACCTCACCCAGGCGCTTTGCACGCTTAAGCCCCATTCGTGCAACCACTGCCGGATCGTATTTGGCTTCTGTGTGCCCCCAACGCAGTTCTGGCAGTGAAACGCCAAACGCATAGAGCATCGAAGGCTTGCGGGCGTAATGGCCGTATTGGCCTTGCTCTACGCAACACGTCCATCCACCTTCCATGTCGGCAGCAATCCACCCACCGGCCCGCGACGGCTTGTTAAGGCCAAAATGCGGCCAAGCGTGGCTACCCCACGGGTGTTCTAGCACGCCACCCCACTTTCGCACGGAAGCAAGAGCCGAGGCAAAACATCCATCGTCATCCCCCTTCTTCTTTCGCATCCCTGTAAGCTTTACAGTGAGGGGCTGGCCAAACCACATCTTTCCCCAACGCTGGCATGGTGGATGGGCTACCACGGGGAATGGTCCGGCGTATTTGCGGGCATCGCGTGGCAATGGCCAAGGATCTACATTTGTGACGCCATAATAAGCCCCATCTTCTTGGACAAATAGGGCCGCAATTGGATTCATCGCGGCAGGATGTATCCCATCTCTCTAGCCCAACCAGAATTGTCATGGATGTAGGTGTGGGCACCCCGGCATACGGCCATCCATGTCGTTTCATCCAACATATACTTTCCACGGCCCTTCATATGGTGGATGTCGGTGGCGGGAGATTGCACTCCCAATCCAGCGTAAACCTCGCACCACGGATGGGCCTCAAGGAACATGGCGCGCTGCTTCATGTATTGCCGCAGCAACGCAGCTTGCTTGACACTCACCTTGCGAATTGGTGTGCGGCGTTTCATGGTTTATTCCCCGGTGTAAGCCATTTTTGGCTGCGTGTAGATGGCCCACCCATCCACGCCTTCGTGGCTGTCGATGGCCACACGATAGGGCACATTTCCCTTGCGGAGCTGTGCAATGGCCCCCGCCAGCAAATCGGCCTGCATGGAGGTGTAGGGATAGGTGAGGGGTTTCCACCCCGAGGAAATGAGTTCGTTAGCGGTCATGATTGGATTGATAGGAATCTGGTTGTTGGGCGATGGAATGACAAAGGTGCGCGGGCTTGCCCTTCTCCGCGACCTTTGGCCTGGATGGCTTCAATGTAAAGCGTAGAAAGCGAATCGTCGAAAGGATCTTGAATGGTGTTCAAGATTGGATTCTTTTCTGGTGCATGGAGGAATTGCACGCGGTCAGCGTCCTGTTCAAGATTGCCGGATTCGCGCAAATCAGACAAGCGGGGAACCCTGTTCTCGCGTTCCACCCCACGCCCAATCTGGGCTAGGACGAGAACGGGTATGTTTAGATCAATGGCAATGTCCTTGAATGCCATACTCATTCTTCCAAGCGCCGTGTCCCTGTTCTCACCCTTATCTTGTTGCGGGTCGTAGCGTTGGAGATAGTCAATAATGATGGCCTTGATTGGCTTCATCTGCTGATATGCTTTGGCGCGGGCCGCCACCTGTGCCAGCGTCCTATCCCTATCGAAAATGTGCAGGCGCTTCATTCCCTTCACCTCTTGAAGCGCAGCCATGAAGTCCTTCTCCTTGTCGCGGGTGAGCCTCTTGTTCCTAAATTCCTTCCATGACGCCCCGCTGATTTGTTGCGCGAATAGGTGGGGAAGTTGACCCAGTGGCATCTCACGGGAGAACAGGAGGACATCCCCGGTCTTCTGCCATGCCATCGCACACTGACGGGCGGCTGAACTTTTCCCCATGCCGGGGCGTGCTGCCAGGATAATCATCTCCCCGCCACGAGCAGGCCCAAAACGATGATTCCAGTCGTGCCACGGCCATTCTAGGCCAACATCCTCTTCGGTGCGGGTGCCGGCCAAACAGCGTTCTGCAAACGCTATGGCTTCGTCTGTGGCTTCTGGCAGCGTTTTATTGTTCTGCGTTGCGTGACGGATAGACAGAATGGCGTGCGTAGATGCGACGTACTCCTCAACGCCAGCCTCCCCCGCCTTGGCCATAGCAATCGTGGCTTGTGCGTTCTCAATGAGGCAGCGGCGAACGTAGGTTTCCCGCACCTGTTCCAAGAAGTAGCCAAATTGGGCGCTGGTGGGGACATCTGCGGTTGCCCGTGTAATTCCCGCCAACCCTCCAATTTCTTCGAGTTTGCCCACTCGGGAAAGTTCCTCCGTGAGGATGGCGGCGTCTATGGGTAGGTTCTTGCTATGTATCCAAAGGATTGCCCGCCAGAGCTTCGCATTGCTGGGATCATGGAACGATTGTTCCGATATCTTGGCATCAAGTGCCTTCGATAACGCGGCTGCTCCGTCAAGGAGGATGCACGCCAGCAAGCCGCGTTCGGCTTCCGAGTTGTGGGGCATATCAGACATTAGCGGCGGGGGTCGTATTTGTTCTTGTGCCGCCAAAGAGTCAGGCAGGCTTGGAACGCCTTCCATTCTTCCCGTAGTTGCGCTGCGTCGTAAGTGGAAAGCTCCACGCGCCCCGGCTCCGTGGTGCTGATGTAGAGGTTGTAACCAACGGCTTTGTCCCCGATAGGGCAGTCGGAGTCCGCCCCCCAGTAGGCAGCGACGTAGGCGGCAATCTGCATTCCGTATGCCTGGCGGGGCGCCACGGGTTCCCCCGGCGTAGTCTTGGCGCTCTTGAAGTCCATGATGCCGTAGTAGTCGGCGGTGGCCCACGGCAGGTCCGTGGTGCCAGCGTAGCCATGTCTTGCGTTCACAACTACGCATTCGTGCCCGCGGGGCTGCAAGCCAAGATCGGCAATGAGCTTTACGACGGGGGCAATGACGACGGTGGCCGGCACCCGCTCCCCGGTGGATGGGAATGTGAGCGTGTGGGCGGGATCAACGGCCTTGCCGTTCCCCCACGCTTCAAGGAGAGCGTGAATCTCGGTGCCAAGGTCTGCCGCGTCCCGTGTCTGCTCCCCGGCCTTGTCGAGCAGGTAGCGAACGTATTCGTCCTTTGATTCGTCGCCAATGGGTGGACGGGCAAATGCCTCTTCAGCCACGCGCTTCTGTTTGTAGCGGTCAAGGATGGGGTTGGCCATCATGCCGGTGATGCCTGAGACGGAAGGCAGGAGGGACATCTTCCGCGCATCCGTAATAGTGGTGGAGCGGGTGGGTGACTTCGCACCCTTCTTCGTGGGCTGCGTGTGGCAGGGCTTGCCGTCCTTGTCGTACCAGTGGCCGGATTCGGTGCTCATCGTTTTAAGATTTTAACCAAAATTGAAATGACTACAATGATTGTGTTCATTTTCCAGCCTCCAACGCATCGGCCTGCTTGAGCAGATCGTCCGCCTTCTCTCGCAACGTCTTAATGCGCTCTGCGGCTTTTGCCTCTAGGTTTTCCTTCACCGCGTTTACAGCTTCTTCTGGCGTGTCGCCAAACTCGCAACCGTAGTCGCTCATGGCGTGGAAGGGCTTTGAGTAGCTTGGCATACAGCCAATGCGAAGGCCATATTGCGTTTCCTTGGCAGCGATCCAAGCGATTATCTGTGCGGAGGTGATGTTTTCGAGTGTGTTCATTTGCAGTTGTTGGGACAAATTCGATTTCCATTTCCCGGCACGAAAGGAGGCAAAGAATCGCCCCCAATCGTCCGAGGTGATGGTGTTCACGGGGCTAGGTCGCCCGATTGGAGGCGTTGGGCGGTGCGAATCAGGGCCGATGCTCTGGCATAGATGTAGGCATCCAGGTCGTCCGTGTTGACGGCATTTGCCGCCGCGAGCCGAACAGCGCAATTTACGGCCATTCCAACCGTTACACCCTCAATCCCCTTGCCGGGGGCCGCAGAATGGCCAGAATGGGCAGGAATCGACGTTTGCGGGGCTGCTGGCGGGGTGCTCCCGGCCATATGCGCGGGGTTGGGCGTGCTTCCTCCAATGAATCCGCCCGTTTTGTGTCCTACTTTAAGCTCTAGGCGGGGCGTGCCGTCCTTGCCCTTGCCCTCGACAAGCTCCACCCCTTGGGTTTTGCCGGTCTTGTGATTTTTGCCCGTAGAGGCTACCGCTACAGCTTGGCCCTTGATGTGGGAGAGGTCGTCGAATCCCCAGCATGACGCTTGAATTTCGTCGCCCGTTTCGTCGGCTAAAACTACGCCCTGAACGCTCCAAGGCCCGTATTGGCCCTCGCCCGTCTTGCGTTGGAAAACAACCTTGGCCGTAGCCGACAGGTTGGGGATGATGGTGCCGATTGGCCAGCCTTTGATTTCTTTGATCGTGCTCATGTTTTTAGTGCTGATTAAGAGTGGGACAAATACCCAATGTCGTCGAGCTCTTTCGGAAGGATTCCCGCCTTTATTCTGGAAGCTGTTGCCACGAAAGCGGCTGCGTTAAAAAGGACCGCGCCGAGGTGATCCTCTGTGAAATCGTAGCTCACCTGCATTGCGTGCCGGCGCAGGCTTGAAAGGTAGCGTGAAAGCGGCATCCCCTTTTCCCAATTGCGGTCGCCATAGGTGAGGCTTCCCAGCTCAAGCCTTTTGGCAAGGGCAAGCATGGCCTCGTATGGGATAAGGTCAAAGCGCCCCCGGCCTTCTTGTTGCGTGCGCTGCGCCCCGGTGGGAAACGTGGCCATATCTGGCAAAAGCCGACGATAGAACGAGGGATCAGATCCCTCCACCATTGCCCCACAGAGCGGATAGTTGGAGTCAATTTCGAGCCAAATCCCCACTTCAAGGTCGTCTTGTCTATACATCCCGGCCTCAATGCGTTCTCCTATTCCCAATTCGCGGGAGTTGTCGTCGTTTAAGTCTAAATCTCCGTCGTTTAGGTTTGTATTCATTCGTTTGCGTGTTTTGGGATGTTTTTGGCTACTCGATGGTGTCTTGTGAGGACACTTAAAACGGTGTTGTAATGGACTCCGGTCTTTTCAGCCGTGGCCGTGCGCGACAAACCCGCGCCAAAGTGAAGGTCGAAGATTTCTAGGCATTTTTCTATGCCAATCGTTCGCCCTTTTCTAACGCATTTCCTAGAAGGAATATCGGGCATTTTCAACAAATAGCGATATTTATTCAAAAGGAACGTCGCTGTTTTGACGGCGCTGGTGGCGTAGTTTTCGCAAATCATTGTTTTTTCCCTTCAGTTGGAAGCTTGAAGTCTGGATGAGAAGAAGCAAAACGAAGCGCGGCGGTGATGGATCTACCAGCCGGCACGCCGTAGTTGGTGCGCCAGGCGGAAATGATGACGTTAATGTCCGGCGACACCCACGGGCGTCCGCTTAGACGGGCCATGCCAACGCCGTTATCGAGTTTTGGGCCGGTTTTCATGCGCGGGCCTCGTGGCTGTCGTCGTCAATGTCGTTAAAAAGTGGCACCGTTGACAGGACGCATCCACCGTTGGCAAGATGGAGCGTGGAAAAAGACCTATTCGGAGCACCCATATCCCCACCAGAACAGCCGGCGCGGCCCATTGCGGCCAAATTAACGCCTTCCGCTCCACCCCCGGCCCCAGACACGCAATTCGTGCCATTGACGCCATTTTCTGTCGTGCGGGAGGCCAATTTGACCACAGTTTGGAATGTTTGATTCATTTGCGGAAAAGTTCAACGAAACGCGCAAGCCCGATGAGGAAAATTCCGAATCCGGCCATCATTAGCGCGAGGGTGATGCTTGCCATTCCTCGGTTATGGTTCCCGGCATTTAACATTCAAGCTAAATACCAATCTTTTCTGTATTCTTTAGACTTGACTTCCGTTTTTCACGCTTAGTTTACCTATGAGAACCACTAAAGATTTCACACTCTGATGCCTGCTGTTCTGCCGTGGTCTGGACACACTTCACCCCTTGAAGGAGTGAAGAGAGATTTACCTCTGCGTGCCTTGTGACACCATGGTATCTTGTCTCTAGAGCCTCGTGCCAGACGGCCAATTCCCACGAGTTGCTGCCGCTCTACGTTCACCGGGATCGCTCCCGCCTATTCTCTGCCGGTTGGGTCTAAACTCTAATTCTTCAAGACCGGCACTGGACCAGAGGCTTATTTGTATTCGCCGCTGGCTTGTTCCGCTCCATGAATGCGTCAGACGCAGCATCATGGCCGGATTCGCAGTTGGTCACTATTGCATCGGACTGCGGGCCGAAGCGGGGAGGTTATTTTGTGCGTAGTTTGGAAACGCGCTCCTTCCACGCGGCTTTGCCCAGCTTAGTTCCGAAGCCATAGCGGGCGATGTCGTTTTGAAAGCTATCCCGTGCCCTGCGCCATTCGCGCACGTTCGCCCGTTCCTCTTTTGAGGAGGCCGATGTCACTTCCCAAACTCGCGGCACTTGTGTCATGTAAATAAAAAGCCCGGAGAGTGTGCGCTCTTCCGGGCTTCCTTACAACTGACAAAGTCCATTCGGGCGCACACCCTCAACTGACAAGCAATACTCTATCACGGGTGCTTTTCGTTTTGTCAATACTCACAATGATCCAGAGAGGCGGCCCCCCGCTTTTATGCGATTACGGGGACAGGCGTATATTTGACCACAGTGAAACCCGCGCCGCATTACCTGTTCGCCTCTCTGGAGCACAGAGACTATCTGATGCACACGAGAAAGGGGAGCGGTTGAAGCCCGCCCCCCTTTCGGTGCAATGAACGAAACCCAACCCAACTTTTCAGAGGTTGACCGCCATGGGACGCTTGTCAAGTGCCTTGGCTTGGGGAGCATAAGGCCGTTTCCGTGCGTTTTAAGGGCATTCGGCACCCTTTAGGTGCTACGGGCGCGCCTTGCCAGTCGAGCGGCAATTTCAATATCAATCCACCGTTTGACGGTTGCCAAGTTTGCCGCAAGCTCAAACCAATTGTTGACCCTGTAGGCGGAAAGCCCTTGGTAGGTTGTCCGCGTGACGGTTATGCCTTTGTACTTCACGATTGCACCCCCTTGGCGCGGGTGATGGCGGCGAACGCGTTTTCGAGGGCGTTTGCGACAAATTGGCCATTGTTTCCCTCGCCGCTTAAAAAGTGGGAACTTTCAAACGACAAAGCCTCAAGCGCGGCAAGCAAATCGGCGTGCGCTGCCTCGGCGCTGGCAAGCATGGCCACGCACAAAGCAAGTTCGGCCTTGTTAACATCTTTTCCTATGCTATCGCCGAAGGCGGAAATCAGGGACAGTTTGCCCCTTGTATAGCTGAGTTTCTTGGCTGTGGACCATTCTTTGGCGTGTTCTGTGGTTTTCATGTTTTGGTGGGCGTTTGTGTCAATTCCTGGGCGTTTTGTGTCGTCATGGGTGTGTGCGTGTGTGTTGCTATTGCCCGCGCATCAAATGCCCGCAAAAGGGCAAGGAACGGCGGGAAAAGAGTGTTATCCCGTCAGCGCCCAGAGAAGCGCCGTCATTGCTGCGCAAATGAGCGCCCAAAGGAAAAAATCAAGCGGGCGGAGTTTGGGGCAATCGTGGCAAGACGTGGGCCGGCAAGCGTTTGTTTTCATGAGTTTTCAGCCAAAAACCCCGCCCCATTTACGGAGCAGGGCGAAGGGCTTTGGCTTGGCTTGGCTTTACGAAATGCGCATTGGCATTATCACGGCCTTCACTTCGTCCTTGTGCTTCAAAGGGCCGCTCATTGCCCGCACCAATACAGGGTCTTGCGGCCCGGTGAAGCTTAAGCGCACTTGCCCCTCAGAGCCTAAGGCTTGCGCAAGGTTAAGCAGGATTTCAGCGTCTAAACCAATTTCAAAAACGAAGGGTTTTTCCGCCGGAATAACTTGGCGCCAATTTGGAAAGGTTGCGTCAACACCCCTCGGAAAACTCTGCCCGGTTGCCAGTGCGAAGCTTCCGTTCGCCTTTGCGTCAATTTCTGCGCCCTTTCCCCTTGCGGCCTTGCGCGCGGCCTTTAGGCCGTCAATAGGAATATGCCCTTGCGAGTCTTCTTGCCCGATTTCAACCGGAATTACAGCAATGGCGCGGCCATTGGTGCCGATCAAGTGGGCGATGCCGTCTTTAATGTCCAGAAACGGGCGATTAATGGCGGGCCGCGTCGCGTCTTTGGAACAGATCTTTTCGATCAGGCAATCTTTTGATAATTTCATAGTATTGTTTTTGTGTTTTCCGTGTCTGGCAAATGCCGGTTTGCGCCCAAAAACCCCGCCGCTCACGCATGAGCAGGCAGGGCAAAGGGCGAAGCGCGTTGATTTACACGCAAACTGCCAGTCCGTTTTGGTAGTATTGCTCGACCGGGGCGATGAACCCAGTTTCGTCCGTCAATTGCGCAATTGACACGAGATAAACCATGCATCCGCGACAGTCTTGTTGATGGTAGGCCAAAACGTGGTTTGGGGTGCCGGGGTTGCGCTCATTACGCTCTGCCACAATCGCGGACAAACGGCGCAACGCTCCTGCCTCGCGATCTGCAATGGCATATTGGCGCCGCGCACCACCGCCGTGCCAGACGTTAAACGGTTTACCCGTCGTATCGTCGCGTTCAATTGACCAGTTTGATCCATCGCCGCATTCGCGTTCCGCCCAACGGTGCAACGTCATCTCAACTCGGCGGAGCGTGGCGGATTCGCCGGAAGTGAATCCAAGGCGCGCAAGGCGGTCAAAAAGTGCGTGTTTCCGTTTGTGTGCGTTCGTTTTTTTCATGGTGGGAAAGTTTTTTTGTTAAATGGAAATCAAGATTTGCGCCGGGAGTGAGAGAGCGAAAACCTGCGAGACAATCGCCGGAGTGATTTGGGTGAGGGAGTTGATGTTTTCCATGCTTCAAATATGCACGCACGCATTCCGGAACTCAAGAACAATTTGCACGAATCACGCAAACGCTTGCTCGCGCAACTGATTAAAGTTTCGCGCAATCGTCAAGCGTGCGCCCAACTCGCGGCACTATAGCCACGCATCTTCTGTTCTAAGCATAGAGAGAGAGAGAGATCCGCACACACTCACGTTGTCCGCTCCGGTGTTGGTGTGGTCCGGCCAATAGTTCGGGCAAGTCGGGGGCAATGGTCTTCTGGCAACCCATCCTCCCTCATGCCCGCCGGCCCACTAAAAGGCCACGACCGGCCCACGAGGCAACGCCCAGGCGAATGAGCCAATTTGACACAGAGTGTGACAGAAAGGCTCGCCGCCAGAACGGTTTAGGGGCGATTTGACGCGCAACACGAGGCAATGCCAAGGGTGGCAATCGCCGGCCTCGTAATGCCAAGCAATGCCCGTTTGCCGGGGAATAGTGTTCGCTTGAACACGCCTAGTGTTCGTTTGGACACGTGTTCGTTTGGACACTTATTTGATCGACTTACGTAACTGACCCCTTTTCCGGTCTCATAGGCAAAAAGGCTTACCGTCTCACCGTAGCCAATTACGTAAGTGATATTGACACCCGTTCTCTCTACACGTTAGCTACCAGACAGCTAATGGTGGACCGCCATTACCTATCCGATAGCTAATGGACAGTGCAACTGATTCTCAGTGACACTGATTCTCAGTCTCAATAGGTCCCAGCTAGGGGGGGAGGGGATTGCGACTCGGGCAGCTCTAGGAATTAAGATTGGTCCACTCAACCTGTAAAAAAATATCCTATAGGTCCCTTCCCTATAAAAAAATATGGGTCAAAAGGAGCCGGTAGCCGCTTTCCTTATGCTTGACATATGTGGGGAATGATGGTGATGATGGCCGTATGGCAACAAAACGTCTTAAAACGAACGGAACGGCTTACAATGAGGCTGTGGTGAAGCAGCTTGAAAGCCTTGTGGTGGTGTTGGAGCAGAACATTGATGACCAAGCGTTGGAGATTGAGGAGCTTTCCGTGGAGCTTGAGGCGTTGAGCCAGAAGATGGCGATGCTTGAGCTGAATGCGCGGCCTTACACGCACCCTTACACGCTTTGGGAAGCGACGGGGAATAGCTATCAGCAGTCGTCGTTTCAGCCCTATTCTGCGCCGGCTGCGGCGTTGCCTTCGTGGTATAAGCGGATGCTAAAGAAGGTTGGGCTGTAATGGCTGATTTCGTTAGGCCGGGATTGGCGTCGTCTGTGGCTATGGTGGATGTTTCCTCTATGGCTACGGAGCGCACCCACCCTAGGGAGAGCGTTATGGCCCTAGAGATGCTGGCAGAGGGGAAGGGATATGAGGAGGTGTCTAAGGCTACGGGGTTGTCCTTTGGGCAATTAGCAGCTTTGAAGGCGCGGCATAAGCAGGGGTTGGATGTGCGGCGGATTGCTTTATCTGAGGATGGGTTTGAGATGGCCGAGAGCTTGAGATTGCTGGCTAAGAAGAAGATACACAACCTGTCTATGGATGATGAAGCTCTGGCTAAGACGCCCCTAAAGGACTTGGTGATCCCTTGGGCCATTGCTCAGGATAAGGGGTTTGCGGCACTAGGGGAGGCTACAAAGGTGGTGGTGGAGCATAGGAAGGGGCCGTCGATTGAGGATGCTATGGCGGCGATTGCCGAGGCTAAGGCCAAGCTCAAGGAACAGGCGATAGAGGTGGATGTAACGCCGGCCAAAGAATGAGCATGGAATGGCGTAAGCACCCTGTCCTCAAGGCGCCCACCGCCGAGGAGATGGCCCAAATGGAGCCAAAGCAGCTTGTTGAGCTACACGGGCTGTTCCATGCGGCAATGGCCAACAGCGAACGCGATCCCTACCGCTATGGCTTCATCCTAGACAATTGGCGCAAAACTGAGGCGTTATTGGACAAGCATGATAGCGTTGTGGCCTTAGGTGGCAATCGAGCCTCTAAGACGCAGCTAGGGGCGTGGCTGACGGTGAAGTGCGCAATGGAGAACCCAGACGGACTCATCATCTGTTTTGCCCAGAATGCCGAGCTATCGGTGTTGGTTCAGCAATCGGCCATCTTCCACCAGCTACCTTTAGAGTTTAAGCAAAAGACCTTGGGCCAGAGCGAATACATCTCTTACACAAAACAGAATGGATTTGCCGGGAATAGCGTCATTCTGTCCAACGGTAGCCGCATCCTATTTAAGACCTATTCTCAATACCAGCAGAATCAAACCATCCTTGAGGGATTGGAGCTTGGTAGCTTCAGTCCAAAGCTAGTGAACCTCGGGGCGTGGTGCGATGAATACCTTGGGGGACCGGAGCTAATTGACACCCTTGCATTCCGGCTTGCCACCCGCAACGCCAAGATGCTCCTCACCTTCACCCCGATTGATGGGTATTCTGAAACCATCCGCGCCTTCCTTGACGGGGCTAAGACGATAGAAACAAAGAACGCCGAGTTGTTGAACAACAGGACTTTGCCATACATCCAGGAGTGTAAGGATAAGGATGCCGCCATCATCTATCTACACACGATAGACAATCCCTTCTCTGGCTATGATCGTGTGGCGAAGGAAGCCCTGTCTAAGGGGGATGAGGCGTGGATTCTATGCCGGCTTTACGGCGTCCCCACCAAGAGCATTTCCAGCAAATTCCCGTCATTCTCCCGCGAGGTGAACATTGTTAAGCACGAAGCCATTCCAACAGAGAATGTTACTCGATACATGGTGCTAGACCCCGCTGGGCGGAAGAAGTGGTTTATGTGCTGGATAGCCATAGACTCTACCGATACATGGTGGATCTACAGGGAGTGGCCTGACGCATCTCACGGGGATTGGGCTGAATGGCGTGGCGGAAAGTGGGCTCCCGGTGAGGGTGCAAAGCGGGATGGGAACATTGAGGGAATAGCCCAATACGTTGATTTGATAATGCAGATGGAGCGCGAGAATCGGGAGGAGATTATGGAACGGCTGATAGATCCGCGCCTAGGTGCCGCCAAGTATCAAGCTGCTACAGGGGTGAGCTGCATCATTGAGGATTTGGCCGATGCTGGCCTTCCATTTGTCCCGGCTCCCGGTTTGGACATCGAGGACGGATTGCAGGCGCTGCACAACAAGATGGCCTACAACCGCAAGCTGCCGTTAGACGGGAGCAATAGGCCGCGCTTCTACATCTCCGACCGCTGCGAGAACATCATCCGCTCCATCCAAGAATACACAGGGGATGGCGGCAAAGATGAGGCGTGGAAGGACCCGCTGGACTGCGTGCGCTATGCTGCTATCGCTGACATTCGATACGTGGACCCCAAGTGGCTTGGTGCCATGAAACAATCAGGAGGAAGCTATTAACATGAATAAGAAAGACATGAAATGTAATGTTCCGCGCCGAGACGTTAAGGGCGGGAAGAAGTCTGTTGTCAAAGCCTGCGCCAATGGCGTAGAGAAGATCGTCCGCTTCGGTGATGCCAATATGAGCATCAAGAAGGGGAGCCCTGCCCGAAAGAAAAGCTATTGCGCCCGATCTGCTGGCATCAAGGGCGGCGAGGGCAAGCTGTCTGCAAACTACTGGTCAAGAAGGGCCTGGGAATGTTAACGGAGGTGCTGGAGTAACGCTTTATCTGTATGACCGAAAAGGAACTAAAGGTAAAAGAGTGTGAGCTAAACGTATTGGAGCAGAAGGCGAAGGTTCGTAATGCACAGAGGGATGTGGAAGCGAAATACGCCGAGGCAAAGTTTGAGCTTGAGAAGGAACGCATCGCGCTTGAGCGAGAAGAGGCGCGACTTGAACGCGCATTAACGGAGCTGTCCAATCCCTTTGAATCTGATAACCATGAAAACTAAATGCACGGCCTTAGCCGAGGAAATGAAGATAGATGTTGAGCAACTACTTGCCCAAGCGGCTAAGGTGATAAAGCCGGGAATGTCCACCGGGAAGGGCAAGAACACTTGGTTCACTGAGGCCGGAACAGACCTCATTCGCCAAAGCGAGGAATCCCCGCTCACCGTGGCCCACCGCTACGAAGCCTACGGGGTTAAGACAGCGCCCAATCCCCGCTGGTTGTATTGCACCATCGACACCTTCAAGGGCAAGATTCCCGTTGCCATCCCGCGCAAAATGCAGGATAGGCTTGTTGGTAAATACTTTACGGTAGAAGCAATTAAAGACATCAAAGGAACGACTTTTAGGCATGAATCACTCTCCCACTGATATTACGACTGACCCCAAGTGGATTGCCGAGCAAACCGACCGGCTGGCCGGCTGGGAGCTTCTTCAACGTCATTGCGGGCGCGGGGGGCAAGAACTGTCTGAGCGCGTGCTGACAGACAAGTTGGCCATGCCCGTATCGTTTTGGCATGGTATGATTCGCCAGATAAAGCGCCGCCATCCTAATGCAAAAAAGTGACGAAGAGAAAGCCCTGACGTTTTACAACGAAAAGGGTCCAGACGTTGTTGTCCTAAAGACGGCTTATGATAACACCGTTACGGAGCTTTCTGAGTATTTTAGCCAGTGTAGCCGTTCCTACGACGAACGCCGCAACTACTGGCCGGGTAAGAGCGAAGACCTGCGCAAGCACGGGGCTGACTCTTTCCCGTGGGATGGGGCGTCAGACACCGAGGTTCACGTCATAAACGAGCGGATTAACGCCTACGTTGCCCTGTGCCTTACGTCCCTCAACCGCGCCAACATCCGAGCCTATCCGGTAGAGGTGGGCGATATGGCGCAGGCCAAGGTGACCTCTAGCTTCCTTAAGTGGATGATTGCCTCATACATCCCCCGCTTTAAGCAGGAGATGGAGCTTGCGTCCAACTACCTGCTTGAGCGTGGGCTGATGATCACCTACGTTGGCTGGGACCGCGAGAAAAACAAATACCTCCAGAAGTTCTCGCTTGAGGACATTGCCGCCAGCAACCCCCGCCTTGCCTCCGTTATCCTAGACGGCAGCGACGACGCAGGGGTGATTGCCATGCTTAAGTCGGTGTTCCCCGATCTCAAGGACAAGCGGGCCAAGAAAGCCATCAACCAGCTTCGCGCCAAGGGCACCTGTGAGCTTACGGTGACGCGCCGCGACATTGACCGGCCTTGCGTTAAAACCTGTGCCCCAGACGGCGATGTGCTGTTTCCGCCGTATTGCATGGACCCGCAGCGTGCTCCCTACGTCTTCTACAAGACGCGGATGACGGTGCAAGAGATTCTCAACAAAGTAGAAGTGTCCGATTGGAACCGCGAATGGGCGGACTACTGCGTTGAGCACTTTAGGGGGCAAAGCACCGACGTTGTGAGCGGCAACCCGGCAGAACAGGCCACCCGATCCAGCGTTGCGGAATGGCAGAATGACGAGCTAATTGACGTTCTCTACGTCTATCAGCGCCTCGTTGACCAAGAAGACGGAAGCCAAGGCATCTACCTTACGGTGATGTCTCCGCTCTTTACCGGCAAGGGAGATGTGCCCGGCCATGCTAAGTTTGAGCTTTTAAACGGCTACGAGGACTACCCCTTCATCGTCACCCGGCTGTCCGAGGACAACAAGCGGCTGTATGACCTCCAGACCGTGCCAGAGCTTCTGCGGGGCATCCAGTGGGGCGTTAAGGTGGAGCGGGATAGCCGCACCGACCGCAATAGCATGGCTACGATGCCTCCGCTTATGCACCCGATTGGCAAGCCGCCGCCAGATTGGGGTCCAGGCAAGAAGATTGGCCGGATGCGGCAGGGAGACTACGAATGGGGTCCAACCCCGGCCTATAACCCCGGCAGCGTGGAGATGGAACAATCCCTCCTTGCCAGCGCAGACAAGCTCATGGGGCTGGACTTTGAGAACCCGCTTTCTGCCTCCCGGCGTCAGTATTTCGTGGATAAGTTCCTTGCCCACGTTCAAGGAGTGATTAAGGCCGCTTACAACGCCTATCAGCGGTTTGGCCCAGAACAGCTTTATTTCCGCGTTACGGGCGTGCCAGATGCCCAAACCTACAACAAGGGAGATCCAGACTCCGACGTTGACATTGCCATTTCCTTTGACGTTCAAAACACAGACCCAGAGACGGGTGAGAAACAGATTGAGCAGCTTTTGGCTTTGGTGCCTTACGACCGCAGTGGCCGTATTAACCTGGATAGTGCCATTGAATTTGCCGCTAATGCTATCAATCCAATGCTTGCAGACGCTATTCTTCAGCCTGTAGAGGCCGCGCAAGACAAGATGGTGAAGGACGTTACGGACGATCTTACCAAGATTTTCTCTGGCATTGAGGTGGGCGCACGGCCCAATGGGGCGACATCGGCCCTAGACATCATCAAGCAATACGCCGCGCAGCCCGACATTACGCAGCGGTTGCAGCAGGACGAGTCGTTCCGCACCCGCCTAGAGAAGTATTCTGCCCAGTATTCCTTCGCCATCCAGCAGCAACAGAACGCTGAGATCGGCAAAATTGGCACCGCTCCCGCAAACATGGGCGACGTTGCCACTCAGACAGCTAACACCGTAAACTACTAAAATGAGCATCACCGTCACCAAGCAGCAAGCCGCCGAGCGTTACGTCTTAGGCAATGACACTAGCACGGGAACCATCCCCGCCTTCGGAAGCCGCGACAGCGTGTTGCTGAAGAACGACACAGCCTCCGATCAAACGTGGACGGCCTATGGCTCCGACACGGTGGACGGCCTCACCAGCATCGTTCTTGGGCCTTACGGGGCCGTTGAGCTTATTCGCGGCCTTACGGAATGGAAGTTTGTTAGCTCCTTTGAGCGGCTGAATAGCAACAGCTACACGAATACGGCTTATGGTGCGGGAACGGTTTATACGTTAACTAACACGGCTGCGGCTGTGGATTTTGGGACAACTGACCCGGCTATTGTGTTGGCGCAAGCTGGCACCTATCTTCTTTTTGGCCAAGTGCATCTGGCTTATGCCGGGGCTACGGTAGTTGCGGAGACGGCTACGTTGAAGGTGCGGCGGACCAACAACACCGCTGCTGACCTTTCGGCTGTTGTTGTCATTGACTTGCCGGTGGCTACGACGCTCACGAACAGCTACGGCATCGTTTCCATCCCACCCTTTGTTTACACGACCACGGCGGTGGATGACGCGGTGACGCTGTTTGCCAACGTGTCGGCTGGCTTGGGAGTTGGCACCATCACGGCTACGGCCATTGGCACTTCAATTGTTGCCTATCGTATTGAGTGATGACTCAGGACGAGAAGGACTTAGACCATCTTGGGCATATTGAGGCGTTCCAACGCTTTATGTCCCAAGTGCATGTTTCCCGCGAGACCGCTATTGGCGACTTGCGGGGTGCTACCACCGACCAGGTGCAGCAGATTGCGGGCAGGATCCAGGCTTACGATGACATCCTTCGCTATGGCGATTGGGAGAACATCCGTAGGCGGATGAAATAGGCGGGCGGGTCGTTAATCCGCTACCCTGCAAAGGGCCATCTGGCACGGGTACGAGTTCTACGTGCTGCCGCCTATAACGCCCAAAGTGGCGAAGATGTGCTGTCTGTCAAGCATATACCCTACAATGGCCCCATCGCAGTCGCCATGGCGTTAAGTTGGCGGAACAAATATGTCTGAACCAGAATCAAGGTCCACCGCTACGGCCCCAGAAAAAGTAGTGAAAACAGATAACATGTCTGAGGGTGATTTCATCCAACGACGACTCGCCGGTAAGGGTACTGCGAAAGCAGAATCTGAGGCCGAAAAGCAGAAGGAGGCGGAATCCACGGAGAAGGCTGAAAAGCCAGAAGCCGAGGGGGAAGCGCCGGAAGCTACGAAACAGGACGTTCTTTCAAAAGCTAAGTCTGGAAACTTAGACGACCTTTCGGAAGATGAGCTTAGTCAACTGGCTAAGTCCATCGGAAGTAAGGCGGTGGCTCGCTACGGTGAGCTAACGGCAAAGCGAAAAGCAGCCGAGGAGCGCGTGCGCCTCTTGGAAGGCGAGCTTGCCCGTCGAAGTGATACCACTGTTAAAGCGATAGAAGAGGTGAAGGACAACCCGTTTGCGTCCATCAAGGATGCGGCTGGGCTCTCCGAAAAGGCCAAAGAGATTAAGGAAGTGATTGAGTTTGCAGAAATGCGGCTTGATGACTCCTCCGACATTGGCCCCGACGACATCGCTGCTACGGTGGACGGCAAGGAGTATACGAAGCGTCAGCTACGAGAGACGTTGCGCCGCGCCCGCAAAGCTCGTGATGAGTATTTGCCGGATGTGGAACGACGTATTTCGGTTGTGGAAAACAGCAAGAGATTGCGTGTCACCATGGACGAGCAGACGCGGAAGGAAATTCCTTGGCTGGAAGATGTTAACGACGAAAGGAAGAAGCAATATGATGCCATCATTGCCGACCCGCGCCTCAAGAAACTTGAGGAGTTCGCGCCCGACATTGCTGCGCAGTTGCCCTATTTCTTCGCCCACGCCTCTAACAGCATCTATGGACGCAAGGAGATTGCCCTGTCGGAAACGACGCCGGGTAAGAAACCTAGTTCACGGCCACCTGAAAATCCTGAGTCTGGTGCGGCTGCAAGCCGTAAGCCGGAAAGCGTCCAGACCAAGCAGATAGGGGAACTTCAGTCCAAGTTCAAAGCGAGTGGTGATAAGGGCGATTGGCTCAAACTCCGTACAGCACAAATCTCAAAACGTAAAGTTCTCTAACACCGCCTACCATGGCTTTTTCAAACACATACGATACCACCAACCCCGGCTCTGGGGTTAGCAACCGCGAGGATCTCCTCGACGTTATTACGACTCTTGCCCCGCAAGATACGCCTATCCTCTCGATGGCCCCGAAGCGTAAAGCTACGGCGACCTTCCACGAGTGGACCGTTGACAGCCTGGCTTCTGTCTCGACTACGGGCGTCTCCGAAGGTTCGGATGTCACCGCGTTCACCGACAAGTTCTCTGGCCGTGCGCGTTTGGGCAATTATGTCCAGAAGCTTCGCCGGTCTTTCATGGTGAGCGACTTGCAACAGGCCGTTGATAGCGTCGGTCCAGCTAAGATTGCTCAGGCTGAGATGAAGGCTGTCAAAGAACTGAAGCGCGACATCGAGGCCACCATCTGCTCTACCAATGACCGCTCGGCGGAAAATGGTGGCGGTACGGCCTACGGGCTGCGTGGTCTGGGCGACTGGATTGATAGCGGCGGTCCTTCGGATGTTCCTGCGGCGTTCCGCACTCCTTCGGGCAGCATTCACGCTTCCGGCACGTTCACCGAAACCGTCCTTAACGGCCTGATCACCTCGATCTACCGCGTGAACGGCATGGCGAACGACCTGACGCTGGTGGCTGACACCGCGCTTCGGGCTGTCATCGCTGACTTCGCTCGCACCTCTGGCAGCACCAACACGGTGTATCGCCAGATTCAGCAGAGCGCGGACAGCGCGACGATCAAGCTCACCGTGGATTTCTACGAGTCCGACAACGGCATCGTGTCCATCGTGAACATGAATCCTGATTGCGCTCCTGACACCTCGGCCAAGGACACCGGCTACATCCTCAACCCCGATTACATGGGCGTTGCGGACCTGATTGCCCTTGGTAGCTCCCGCGTCCCGAATCTGGGTGGCGGCGACCGTGGCTTTGTGGACTGGACCGGCACGCTTGAGGTGCTGCACCCCGGTGCGCACGGCAAGATCACCGTTCTCACCTAACCCTTAGACGATCACTAACATGGCTAAACTTAGCATTAACGAATCCGCCAATTCATTTTGGACGGATGTTGTCATCCTTGACTTCAATGATCTGATCTCCATCGGCAACGGTGGCCAGCGCACGATTGCGTCCATGCCCGCGAATAGCGCGTTGGAAGCGGCGTGTGTCTGGAAGATTACGGCGGCGGCGGGTAGCACCTCGGTGGTGTTCGATGTCGGCACCACGGCGGGCGACCCTGACGAGTTCATTGACGCGCTGGATGCGGACGGCATGACCGCCCCCATCTTCAACACGGGCGACCAGTTCACGTCGAATTACAGCAAATTCGTGTCGGGCACGGCTTCTGCCGTTCCGGTGCTGTTTGAGGTGAACGATGCGGCTGTTACCTCGTTAACCGCCGGCAAGTGGGGTGTTGCTCTGCGAATCATCAACCTGTCGCAGTATAACGACTAGTTGTAAGCAAGTAGGATAGAATCATGGGGCATAGGGCTTCGGCCTTGTGCCCCTTTTTTCATGGAAATTATCATCCCGCCCAAGAGGTTTAGTGTTGGCGACCGCTGGAAGGCCATTGAGCGCGAGTTCCGCACGGGGATCGAGCTAAAGAAGGCAACGGAGGCCAAACGCGAGGCTGTAGCCCGTCAGTCGGCACAGGAGATGCGGGGGGCTGGCAAAGTGGCTGGATTGGGCAGGAATGTGGGTGTAATGCCCGATTGGGAGTTCTTCCGGCTTGTGCAGAAGTATGGGCACAAGGAAGTGCATTCCCGTGGGTTCTTGAAATACTTCCAGAAGAAACACCCTGATTTGGCAGTTCATAAGCTCTAATGCAAAGCGGAACATACGCCGACCTTTTAATCAGGATTCGCGCCTTAGCCGGTGTGGATGCCTTTACGACAAACGAAGACACGCTGATTAACAGCTTTATCAACCGGCGGGGCTACCAAGCCTATCGGGAGAGCGACACCTGGGCGCGATTCATCGTGGCTGCGGAGGCCCGTCCCGGCCCCCTAAACATTGTCCCATTCAGCTACACGGCATCTAGCGGCAACCGCACCATCTCTACGGCCACCCGCAGCGGAACCACGGTGACGGTGACGACTACGGCAGACCTAGACGGGGACGTCGTTTCGGGCCAATATGTCACCATCGCCAGCCTGTCCTACTCGACGGCCAACCCTAATGGGGTGCAGCAGATTAGCGTGAGCGATGATGCGGTGTTCACTTTTGAACTTTCTGACGACTCGCTGACGGGCACGGAAACCTACACCGGCACGGGCACTGTGGTCCCGGTGGCCCTAAACGACGTTGACACCTTCATCCGCGTGTTCAACGCCTTCCCCTACAACCTCAATGGTGCCGGGGAATACACGTTTTACGTCCAAAGCGACGGGTGCCACGTTGTGGGCAATTCCACGGAAGCTGCTGGCTTTTGGGTGTGTTACAAGAAGCAGTGGGATGGTCCCTACGACGCTACGACGAACACGGACGTTCCCCTAGAGTTCTTTAACTACATGGCCCACGCCACGTATGCGGATTTTCTGCGCATGGACGGGCAGGTGGATAAGGCTCTGATCGAGGAACAGGTGGCCAAGGAATACCTCTCCATGGAGCTTATCAAGCCGCAGAATCAGGCCAACGGACAGCTTCTTTCCCGCTTTCAGTCTCACGGCAGTCGTCAAAGTCGTTAAACCGCATAGTGTAAAATCACCTTTAATATGGGCCAAGCCACCGTAAATCTCCAGAACCTCGGGCAGAAGGTATCTACCAGCAACCCCCTTCCGGTGCTTGCCGTTGCCCCAACGTCGGCCAGCACAGCGGGTTATTCCGCCGCTGCGTCCAAAACGCGGCCAAATGACACCACGGCCTATGCCGCCCTAGATGTTATTGCCGAAAGCGACTCTGCGGGCACCGTATGGACGTTTACAGGGGTTGGACCTTCTGGCGGCGGCAAGGTGATTGTTGACGCCATGACGTTAGAAATCGACATTGCGTCCATCCCATCGGGAATGGGTGCGTTTCGGCTCCACCTTTATTCTACGAGCCCTACGGCCATCAACGACAACACGGCGTTCAACCTTCCTTCTGGTGATCGAGCTAAATACCTTGGCTACGTAGAAACACCCACCCCCATCGACCTTGGGGCCACCCTTTGGAGCGAAACCGAGAGCATGAGCTTCCCGGTGCGCAAACAGGTGACTTTGGCATCCAGCACCGTTTATGGCATCTTGCAGACGGTGGCTGCGTTCACTCCAGCGGCGCAAACGGTAAAAAGCGTTACCCTGCATTCAGTGGGGGTCTAAATGACTCCCGCCGTAAGAGCACTGCTGGAACGAGACACGTTCTCGCCTTATCGCGTGGCCGGCCTAGCCGCCAGATACGACATCTCGCGCCTCGACTCCCTCGTCTACGACGGGTCCAACCGGGTGCAGCTCGTGGGGGATTTGAGCGGGAATAGTGCGGTGAATGGGCTGGTGTTGAATGGGGTGGCGGGGAATTACGCGTCCGCGCCGGATAGTGCAGCGGTGAGTATCACGGGCGACATTGATCTTAGGGTATTGGTCAATCCCAGCACATTGGCAACTGGCTCATCGGTGATCTCTAAGCTCGCAAGCGGCGGCGGTGCGTATTTGCTCCGACTTGCCACCACCTCTATTATTTTCGACCACTGGGACAGCGGGGGAACCCAACGCTCCGCGACGATTGCCGGAGCAGCGTTGACCGGGGTTTTGCAGTGGGTGAGGGTGACAATGGCGGTCGCCACTGGCGCCCGCACCGCTTATACTTCACCCGACGGCGTTACATGGACGCAGTATGGAAGTACCAGCACCCTCGGGGCTACTAGCATTAGGGACACAACCGACATTATCGAGGTGGGCTCGCGGTCCAATGGCGTGGCCGAACTAGTTACCGGCATCATCTACCGCGCCCAAATCTACAGCGGCATCGCTGGCACGCTGGTCTTCGACGCCAACTTTACCGGCGCTGCGAAGCTCGCCACCTCCTTCACCGAGTCCAGCAGCAACGCGGCGACCGTCACGATCAACACCACCGGAGCCCTCGGTGCCCGCATCTGCGGCGCACGCGATCTGGTGCAAATGACGGTGGCCAACCAGCCGGTGCTGACGATTGCGTCGGGCGGCAACTACCTCACCTTCGACGGCTCGAACGACTACCTGAAGGCGGCTTCATTTAGCCTGAGCCAGCCGGAGAGCGTTTATTTTACGGGGAGTCAGGTGGCGTGGGGTGCAAATCTTGCCCTGTGCGACGGCAACACGTTCGACACCCTGCGTATCGTCCAGTCCGATGCATCCACAGACCTTCGCATCCGTTGCGGCAGCAGCGAACCAGCGGGCACGGAAATTCAACTGCCGCTTGGGACTCGGGGTGTTTTGACCGCAATATACAATACGACCGCATCTTCGCTTCGGCTTAACAACGGCGCGGTCAACGTGGGCACGGTGGGCGCGGCGACCCCCAGCGGATTTACACTAGCTTCGCGTGATGACGGCGCTGGTCCCTCCAACATCACCGTCTCCGAAATCATCATCCGTTCCGCCGCCGACTCGACGCCGCTGCAATCGCGCATCGCGTCCTACCTGATCCGCAAGTGGCGCATCACCCCATGAGCACCCCCCGCCAATACATGATGGCCCGCTCCTACGACGCCGCCCTCGCGCTCGACGCCCGTGTGTGCGCTTTCCTGCGAGAGCGCGATGGCAGCAGGGGGTCTCAGTGGGCCGGCGTTAGCGTGCGAGACGATGGCCGTTTCGGCGTGTTTTTCTCCCAAGAGTGCGTCGATGCGCTAGGCGACAACCTGCCCAAGCTCGACAACGAGGTGTTTACTGATGGCGTGTCTAATTGGGCCAACTACGTTCCCCCGGCCCCCGACCCCGAAAGGCCGTTGTGAACGCGTTGCGCATTTTGCTCGTGATGGCGCTGGCTCTTGCGGGCTGCTCCAAGCGCGACAATGAAGGGCGCCGCCCCACCTCCTCGCTGCACAAAGCCACGGCCTACGCGGTCGCACTCCACGCCGCCGCAGCCATCAAAGCGCAGGTGTATGAGGTCACCGAGACGCACAGCATGGAGCCCATCCTGTTTGGCAACATCTACGTGCTGGCGGAGCCGGTGCAGATTGCCGGCGTCAAGGTGGGCGACATCATCCTCTGGCGCAAAATGCCGGGGCAAATCCCCCGCCTTCATCAGGTTTATTCCAACAACGGCATCCGGCTGGGCGTGGCTGGCGCCAACAATTACAGCAACGACAACACGGAGTCCTCGTTCATCACGGATGCTGACCTTGTGGGGCGCTACGTCGGCCACGTTGTCTTTGACCCCGCCACACGATGAACGTCGTAGATATGCTCTTTAACGCAGCCGGAGGGGGCATTGTAGGCTCCCTTTTGCACCTTGGCACGGGCATATTTGAGACTTGGCGCAAGAAGAAAGACGCCGAGGTGGAAATCATGCTTATGCAGGCCAAGACGGAATCTGCCGAGAAGGCGGCGGCCTGGGATGCCTTTGCCCGTTCACAGCAATCTCAGGCTCCTTTCGCCGTGCCCACGGGCGTTAGCCCGCTTATGGCCAACATTTTTACCGCCGTAGAGGCATTTAAGACGTTCACTCGCCCCGGCCTTACGTGGGCGCTTTTGTCCATATTGGTCTATGTTTTCTCGGCTTCCCCAGAATATGCGCGGCAACAAATGCTGGGAGAAATTACCTTTGGCGCATTCACGGCGCTTTTCTGGTGGTTTGGTAGCCGTTACTCAACAAAACGATGATCAAGGAGCACCCAATTACTATTTCAAGCATCGGGGCCGTTTCCGGATGGTTTTCCGTAAGTTTGGTGCAAACGGCCCAATTTGCGGCTGCTTTTCTAGCCGCCCTTGTGTCTTTGTGCGCCCTTATTTTGGTTGCTCCCAAAGCAATCCGAGAGGTTCGCCGTTGGTTTAAGCAGTAAATGATAGGGTAGAATAAGCTATGCCGAGATACTCAAAATACGGAAGCAACGACACCGCCATCATCTCGGCTGGCGATTCGTTCTTCCTTGGGATGAACAATCGGCTTCGCCCCGATCAGCTTCAACCGGGCATTATGGCCTACAGCCAGAACGGGCGAATGAGCGTGAATGGGGCATGGCAACCCCGCAAAGGCATTGATTTCTTCTCTGGCCTCATAGACACAAGCAGCGAAGCGTTGATTCTTCCTTTCTACGTCTACGCTAGTAAAAACATTTCAACGGCAGTTCGGGTGGCGGAAACGGTAACTATCACTACCACAACAAGTCACGGATTTACCACTGCAACACAGGTAGGTATTGCTGGCCTTACTGGAACAGTAGACCCTAATGGCAACAGGACGGTGACCGTCACCGGAGCTACAACGTTTACAATCTTTCTTGGTGGAGCACCGGGAAGTGAGGTTTACACTGGAACTGGAACGGCGGGATCACCATTTATCACTGCTTTGGTTAATGCGGCCTATGGCTCATGCTTGTTCTCTAACCCATTAGACGACAACGAGGAATACATTATCGTTGCGCTTTACGACAAAGCAATGGCGGTGAATTTAACTACCGGGGTTGAAACCAACATCGACTATCCCGCTTCCCTTATAATCACCGAAAACGTCAATCTGTTGCAGGCGTTTAACAAGGTTTACATCTTTCGGGACGGTCTCACCACCCTAGAGTTTGATGGGAACATTGCCTCAACCCCTACGTTCACCAAGGTGGCTAACGGCAATTACACCCAGCCATTGGTGTTTACGGCGGCTACTAACACGGCTTGCACTGCGGGCGTGGCAACCGTAACAGAAACAGCGCACGGCCTGTCCGTTGGCGACATTGTTACAATCATGGACAAGGGAAGTTCTCCCTTAACAAACGCAGCTACCTATGTCGTCCAAAGCGTTCCAACGGCCAACACATTTACGTTTTACGCCAGCGTAGATGACTTTGCAGCAACATCCGTTGTCCTTGGAAAGGCTCAAAGCGTTGGACTTGGGTTTGTTCATTCTCCCGCGCCCGCGTGGGCGGCCTACCACCAGCGTCGATTGATTGTCCCTTACCGCTACACGTCTACGGGGACTAGCGGAAGCGAGGTTATTACGGATCGTAGCGTATACGACGAAATCCTAATCAGCGACATCCTGGATGCTGACACCTACGATCAGCTTCAGAATCAACTCAAGGTGACGGCTGGTATTTCAGACTACTTGCAATACGTTCATCCCTTCACGGATGACAATGCCGTGGTGTTCAACCGCAACTCTATCCACCTTTTAGATGGGTTGTCAGGCTCGCTTACTGATGTTTCTCTCAAGGAAATCACGCGGGAGGCCGGATTGGTGGCCCAAAAGAGCGTTGTCACCATTGGAAACAAAATCTTCTTTTTGTCTGATAACGGGGTGTATGCCACACAGTTTGGTGATCTTTACAATTTGCGGGGGGCTGGACTGCCGTTGTCCGACCCCATTGACCCTCTTATCAAGCGAATTAACTCAGATTACGCCCAGAACTCTGTAGCCATCTACCACGATAATCGTTACTTCCTTGCGGTTCCACTTGATTCCGCGACTACGAATAACGCCATCCTTGTCTTCAACCTCTTAAACCAGCAATGGGAGAGCATTGACATTGTGGCGGGGTCTGGATGGGACGTTTCCAACCTGATTAGTGCCGGGGCTGGTGGGATAAACAAGCTATATGCTGTCAATCGTTTAGGAGGCATTCACATCCTTGATGAGCGCGAAGATGACGTAGACGTGGTGGCCTTGGGAATAGCTGTTCCTCCCACTTCCGTCCGGCCAACGTCTTACGGCCAAACTCGGCAATACAACATGGGTGACACAGACCGTAAGAAGTTCAACAGCTTTGAGTTGCACACGGAAAGTAGCTCTACCAACACCTCAAACGCTACAATCTCTGTTGAAACGGAGAACGTTGACAGCACCGCTACGCTTGGCACTTTAGGAGGCTATCTTGGTGCTGTGCTAGCAATCAGCGAAGATGCATCCGTGCGTGGTAGAATCGGGAATATGCGAGGCTACGGCATTCAAATGACTTTTACGCCAACTCAAGGGC